TTACTCCCTGTTTTCTTTGACGGCTACGCCCGGTGGAATTAGAAATGGTATAATAAATAGAGCTAAGGCTAAAGTAAAGAGATATTTAATGAAACTTTAAGGAGGTAAAAATGGAGGAGATTAAGCTAGGGTTGGAAGTCAAGGACAGAGTTACTGACTTCAAGGGTATCGCAATAGGGAGAACAACCTACATGCAAGGATGCAATCGTATCTTGGTACAACAAAAGGTTGATAAAGAAGGGAATATACCTGAGGCCATATCGTTTGATGAGCCAGACCTCGAGGTTATTGGTGATGGTGTACTGCCAAAGCCTGAGAAGTCTGGTGGACCTCGCCCATTTGCATCTAAGAGAACTTAATATCATAACCCCTTACTCCCTGTTTTCTTTGACGGCTATGCCCGGTGGAATTAAGTGATGACAACAGAGATTAAAGTTTTCGTTGACCTCCCTTCGGTGGAGAGGCACCCTCATCAAGCTGAGTTCGTCAATACTACAGTAAAGCGGGTAATTGTTAAGGCTGGTAGACGAGGCGGTAAGACTGTAGGGGCTGCGATAAAAGCGGTAACGTCATTTCTAAAAGGATACCGGGTATTGTATGCTGCTCCTACCAGTGAGCAGGTGGGCAAGTTCTGGTTTGAGGTAAAGTTAGCTCTAATGGAAGGTATTAAAGAAGGAGCACTGAAACTTAATGAATCGGAGAACTTTATTGAAAAGCCGGGTACTGAGCAGAGGATAAAGGCTAAGACAGCGTGGAATGCAGATACTCTCCGAGGAGACTATGCTGACTTGCTAATATTGGACGAATTCCAGCTTATGAATGAGGATACATGGGAGGTGGTTGGTGCCCCGATGCTTCTGGATAATGATGGAGACGCTTTGTTTATCTATACTCCACCTTCTTTGCGAAGTGCTGGGGTAAGCAAGGCAAGAGACCCTAGGCACGCTGCTAAGATGTTCAAGATGGCAAAAGAGGATACAACAGGCAGATGGCAGGCGTTCCACTTTTCAAGTCATGCTAATCCATATATCAGCGAGGAGGCACTAGGTGAGATAATACGGGATATGTCAGCGTCCTCCTACCAGCAGGAGATACTTGCTGAGGAAGACGAGCTACAAACTACACAGCTAGTCTATGGCAAGTTTAACGAGGCTACCTGTAGAATACCTCGCTTCCCCCTAAATGATGAGGCGCATAAACACTGGCCTCGCTTTGTGGGGCATGATTTCGGTGGTGCTAATCCAGCAGCTTTATTTATAGCACAAGACCCGGGGACGGGTTATTTTTATGCTTACAAAGAATATTTACCTGGGGCTGGGTACTCCACAGCCCAGCATGTAGAGGAGTTCAAACGCATAACAGAGGGGGTAATAGTATTAAAGCGGGCTGGTGGTAGCCATCAAGAGGAGGAGATAAGGCAAGGATATACGGCTCATGGCTGGCCGATACAGGAGCCAAAGATACAAAGGGTATTGCCTCAGGTGGACAAGGTTATCGGTCTGATGGAGCTAAACAAGTATTTCATATTCAATGACCTGTATCACTATCTTGAGGAGATAATGAATTGTCTCTGGAAGCGAGACTCTGATGGTGTGATAACTAATGAGATACAGGATGAGCAAAGGTATCATCTCTGTGCATGTGCCAGGTATATCCTGAGCGACTTCACACCGGAGACAGTGATAAGCAATAAGCCAAAATCAAAGCACTCCAGTTTTAAGTTTTAAGGAGGGAAAATGAATTATCTAGATAAGGTAAAAGAGAAAGAGGCAGAGTTCAGTGCCTTATACAGTCGCATGGATAAAGACAGGGACTTACTTAACCTTGTCAAGTATGTGATGAAGGATGCTGGGGAAAAGAATGCTGTCCCTGATATTGTAAATGTAACCCTAAATATTCCAGGGCGGTTTGCTAATGATGTTACAGCAATATTGGGGACTGCAAAGGAGCAAGTAATAGTAGAGACTGAAGACAAGAATCTGGATACTGCCTATATTGAGGACTTTCAGAGGGCAGCGTTTGCTTCAGCCAACGCTAGATTGAGAAGGCAAGGCTTATGGGACTTAAATCCCTGGTTTGATTTTCATTCAAGTGTTAGAGGAGGATGTGCTGCAAGGTGTATATTCCAAATAGTAGATGGTGTTCTCGTTGCTGAGATTGCTCCCTGGGATATAAGGTATTTTACCTATGGGGTAGGAGTTGAGGGCTTGGGCTGGGGGGCTTTTAAGACTACAAAAACGAAAGATGATGTTGAGAGTCAAACATGGGCAAAGGAGATAGAGTTTGCCATCTCGGGCAAAGAAGCTGAAGTGCTGGATGTCTGGGATACTGAGCATAACGAGGTCTGGGTTGCTGGTAAGCAGGTATTTGAGCAGGAACATAGCTTTGGTTTCTGTCCTGTTGTGATTCAGAGAGTAACACTCGGCTCAATGCTGGCAGATAAAGATAGTCTTGCCCATCAGGGTGAGTCAATCTTCTTTCTTATCCGAGAGGCTGTCCCTGAGCTTGAAAGGCTTGTCAGTATAATGCAGACGCTTAACCTGAAGGCGGTTAAGGGGCCAAAGGGTTGGGCTAGTAAGGAGGGTCAAACTGCTACACCTCCAGACTATGAAGAGGTAATGGCTTCAGGTTCTATGACTGCCCAGGATATTGGTGGTGGTGTTTCTGATATAAACTTTGGAGATGCCCAGAGGTCGGCTCAGTTAGCTTATTCCATTATGAGTGAAGCGATACGGGAGGCTACTGCAGCTGCTTTTGACCTTGGGGTAATAGAATCTCCGCCAGCATCTGGAGTGAGGGCTATGGTGGCAGGGGAGAGCAGAGAGCAACTATTAAGTCCTAGATTGGGGACAAAGGCTATGATGAATCAAGGATTGGCTGACATGTTCACAGCACAAGTTATTCAGATTGGAAAAACCCAAGGGGTGAGTAGTGTAGAGCTTGGCACCCCAGGGCATAAGAGGACATTTCAGGTCAGCAAGCTAGGAGGTGCATACGAGACACATTATAAATACATTATTAAGTCTGCGGCTGTAGATGCGGGACGGGCTTCTTTAGCTGCTGCTTATGGGAACTTAATACCAGATAGGGCAAAGAGGGTGGAGATATTACAAAGGGAAGACCCAGATGGAGATGAAAGGCAATTACGCTGGGAGGAGGCAGAGCAGATAAGCCCTGCGATAAGGATTAACCGGATTATCAGAGACCTACTTGAGATGGCTGAGAGGGGTGATAAGCACGCTGAGTTTGAGGCTGAGTTACTTTCTGCTGAGATGGGCGTAAACCTGAAGCAGATGTTAGCTGGGGAAGTAATGCAACAACCCAAACCAGAGAGGACGCAGGAGCCTAAGCAAGTCCTCTCGCTATTTGGTGGTGGCGGTGCAGCACGGAGACCAAGAACTATCCCAGAAGAGGAGGAATAATGGCAGAGAAGTTTACTCTAGAAAAGCATCAGGAGAGAATGAGGCGGATATTAACTCAATCCGAACCAAGACCTAATGTTATAAGTTCATTACTTGAGAGGGCTAGGGGACGGAAGGGCCCTCCATTACCTAAATTACCAAGAGTATAGGAGAAAAATGACCACTGATTTACTTAAACGAAAGAAGCGTTATGGGGATTTCCCTAGTTGGCGGGTAATGGCGGAAGGGATGGTTAAGGAGGGGTGGATTTTTACTGGCTCTGGATGGCTAGAGCCAGGCACTAGCCGAGCCGAAGCAAAAAGGCGGGCGCCTGGCGACAAGGAATACATAACAAGGGTAGAAGACCTCCCTAAACTCTCGCCGTGGGAACAAACCAGAATGCTTGCTAGGGAAGTTCCTGAGCCAGTCGTGCCATCTGCAATTAAACAACCCGATGTAGAGAGCCTTGCTGAGGAACTCTTATCATTGGGTAGAACCCCAGATACTGAGTCTAGGTTAAGGGAACTTGGGGCAACCGAGGCTGATATTTCAGAGTTCTATGCCACTCCTAAATTACCAGAGGCTAAATATCAACCATCACCATTAAGGGAAGTCTTTGCCAGGGTATTCCCAGCAGAGGAAGATATTGAGGTAGAGGATATTCAGGCTTGGCTTCG